CGTGGATCGTGATCCCATGAATCGAACCCATGAATCGAACCCATGAATCGAACCCATGAATCGCGGGCCGTTCGGCAGCCTAAAGTAGTTCGGCAGCCTAAAGTAGTTCGGCAGCCTAAAGTAGTTCGGCAGCCTAAAGTTCGGCAGCGTGTTGCACTGCACGTGCAGCCGAACATTGCCCGCAAACCCGCTAGGGTCCCCGCCATATCGGGTCATTTTGCCCACGACTCACGGTTTATGTTGCAGTGCACAAAATCGACGGGGACACGAGCTGGGGACGGGAGCAAGGACCATGTTTCTGACAAATATTTGTATGAATATTGATATCATGTTCTACTTGCAAAAAAATTTTAAAAAATTTATAATTTAGCGCATATCTTCCCATATAACTTAACCGAGAAAACAATGCCTACAACCAGTGACCTAAGAGAAGCGCTAGCGGCCTATAACAAAGAGGTTAAGAAAAGAGAGCAAAAGCACGTACAAAAAATTAAACAAACCACGCTCATAGAGGTTAAAAAGAAAGATAAGCTCATTAAGCGGCAAAACAAGGACCTTGAAGGACAACCTTTGACCAGAAAGCAAGAGTTGTTTGTTAAAGAGCTTGTGTCACAGGATGGACAGATAACGCTACGACAAGCCGCTATTAACGCGGGATACTCAACGGGTTCTGCCCATCAGAGAGCTTATGAGCTCACAAACCCTAATATCTGCCCACATGTGGTTAAACAGATCAAGATCTATCGAGACGAGCTTGATCACAAATATGGGATTGACTACAAGAGACACATAAGGGATCTACAGGTTATCCGAGATCGAGCCTTGGAGAACGGGGCGTATTCTGCTGCCGTGCAAGCCGAGTACCGAAGAGGTCAAGCGCATGGAGACATATATATCAACAAGTCTGAGATCCGGCATGGTTCTATTGATTCGATGTCGAAAGAAGATGTATTGAAAGCGCTAAACGAGATAAAGGACGGTTATGCCCAAAACACGATTGATGTCACTCCTGAACGAGAAGCCGATACCGAGGACGGCCCTGAACAGGGAGAGCGGGCTGTGGAAGACGATGAAGTCAGCCTTGGAGAAGAGCCAGAAGAAGTTTGAGCATACGCGCCTTGAGACGTGGGCCATGCCTGGTGTACCGGACGTAGTGTTGTGTGATGAAGGGGGTCACTTTCATTTTGTTGAGTTAAAGGCCACCCCGAGTAATTCAGTGGAGTTGCGCCCGCATCAAGTATCTTGGTTGAGTCGGCACAAGCATGCGAGCACTTGGGTTCTTGTTCTGCGGACCGCGGGCCGTGGCACACGGACCAACAAGGATCCCACGCCGGAGTCGGTATCGTTGTATTTAGGTTCAGACGCGGTGGATTTAAAGTGGTACGGGTTAAGGGTTGAGCCGGTGTATCGATCTGAGGGCAAGGTTGATTGGGAGGAGATTTTCAAGTTGATTTGTTTTAAGGAGACGACATGAAATTTATAAAGAAGCCGGCAGTTATTGAAGCCGCACAGTGGTTTAAAAACGGGGACCATCCTGACGATGGTGGTCCGGGCGAAGGGAAAGTCGTTCGATATCTCATCTATGCTATCCCTACCTACAGTGAAGGAGAATCCTGTAATCAGTGTAATCTCTTAATGCACGATCATGGGTGGGTAGACACCTTGGAATCGGGTCACATTGTTTGTCCTGGCGATTGGGTCATCACCGGTGTTAAAGGTGATCATTATCCATGCAAACCAGACATTTTTGCAAAGACTTACGAACCAGAGGTATCCCCGATGCCCCCAGATTACTTCCCGCTGCAGGAGCAGGACACGGGTGGGCCTTCGCTACCTGTTCACCCGTGGGATGTATGGAAGGTCACTTAAAAGGGACCATGGGCCACGGCCTGTGTTTCACGTGAAACATTGTTGTTTTTCTAATTTTACAGGGTCCCCCGATGGATGTAGTATCGAACGCGCATGAACGGGAGTTGAAGTTAAAGCTTCGTTTAGCTCAGATTGAGAAGAACGAGTTCTCACAAAATGATTTTATTGGATTTGTTCGGACGGTATGGCCGGATTTTATTGCGGGTCGGCACCACAAGATTATTGCTGATAAGTTGGAGCGGGTAGCCCGTGGTGAATTAAAGCGATTGATCATTAATCTTGCCCCACGGCATCGCCTTGCCTTGGATACGCGCATTCCTACGACGGAGGGGTGGAAGACTATTTCGGAGATTGTTGCTGGGGATTATGTTTTTTCCCCTTCTGGAGAATCTGTTTTGGTCACAGGTAAGTCTGAGGTTTATGAGGAAGACCTGTATCGCGTAACGTCTATTGATGGTCACACGGTGGACTGCGACGGAGAACATTTGTGGACGGTTCGCTTAGACCGTAAAACAAATAAATTTCAGACGTACTCTACGGCGCAATTGTATGGACGACAGAACGGAGACCATTTGGTAACGCTGCGTGGTGGGGGCACCATGGTGCGAGGTCGAACGAATCTGAAGGATTTCCGTCCACCGATGTTGCCTGTAAACCACGCGGCGGTTCTTCCGGAAGCGGATTTACCTATTCCGCCGTACTTATTGGGCTTGTGGCTTGGCGACGGCACCCGGCATTGCGGCATCATTACGGCGCACCCTGACGATGAGAGGGTGTATCGCCCGATGATAGAGGCCCTTGGTTATCGGACGACGGATCAGAGTACGCCCTATACTTTTGGTGTTTTGGGTTTGAAGGTTAGGCTACGTGAGCTTGGGGTTTTGAACAACAAGCACATTCCGGACGCGTATTTATTTGGTTCCATTGCCCAACGCAGAGCGCTTGTTCAGGGTTTGATGGACAGCGATGGAAATGTGTCTAAAGCGGGGCAGTGTTTTTTTTCACAGAAGGACCCAAAATTGACGGCGCAGTTTAGATCCCTTCTAAATTCCTTGGGCGTGAAAAACACGCTTCAAATTTCCGAGGCCAAGATAGGTGATGTGTCCTATGGCCCGACGTACAGGGTTTCGTTTTACATGAAGGACTGCGCGTTGTTGTCCCGTAAGGCTTTGCGAACAAGGGACCCTATGCCGCACAACATACCGCGCTCAATACGCATTGAGGCGCTAGGCCGGAAGGGCTTGGTTCAGTGCCTTCAGGTGGCGAATGAGGACGGGTTGTTTTTGATGGGTGAGGGTTGGCTTACGGGCCACAACACGAAGAGCGAGTTCGCCAGTTATTTGTTTCCTGCGTGGATGATGGGCAGGAACCCCAAGATGAAGATTATTCAGGCGACGCACACGACGGAGTTGGCGGTTAACTTTGGTCGGAAGACGAAGAATTTGATAGACAGTGACGAATACAAGGCTATTTTTCCTGAAGTTAAGTTAGCGGCGGACAGTAAGGCTTCGGGTCGTTGGGACACGAGCAAGGGTGGTATGTACTATGCGGTGGGTGTGGGTTCTAACTTGGCGGGCCGTGGTGGGGATTTAGTTATTATTGATGATCCGCACTCGGAGCAAACGGCCATGTCTGCTAATGGTTTTGAGGATGCGTGGGATTGGTACACGGGTGGTCCTCGTCAGCGGTTGCAGCCGGGCGGATCGATTGTTTTGGTTCAGTGTATGACGGGTGACACGGTTGTTACGATGGCGAATTCGGCGGGGTCCCCCCGAAAGTTGTCGGACATTCGGGTTGGCGACATGGTTGCCACGTATGACGGCGGGGTTTTGTCGTCTGCTAGGGTGAACAACTGGCGGTCAAGTGGTTTAGATAAAGTACTTGCTATACAAACACAATCGGGTAAAACCATTCGGGCAAATGAACGGCACCCGTTCATGGTTGAGGACGCTGGAGGACGCAGGTGGGTACGACTGAAGGACTTGAAGGAGGGGATGTCCCTTGTCTCACTGAGGGGTACGCCGACAGCGAGATCGAAACACTTAGACGGGCAATTAGATACCTCCGAGTTTACGACTGACCGGATCGTAAAAATCGTTCCGGACGGGGTTGAGGAGGTTTTTGACGTAGAGATTGACCGCACGGAGAATTTCATTGCCGACGGTGTCATCAGTCATAATACACGTTGGTCTGAGAAGGACATGACGGGTCAATTGTTACGGGCGATGTCCAAGGATCCGTTAGCGGATCAGTGGGAGGTTGTGGAATTACCGGCTATTTTTGAGGATGGTAATCCGTGTTGGCCTGAGTATTGGAGTTTAGAGGATTTGACGGCGGTAAAAGCGTCTATCCCGGCCAGCAAGTGGAATGCACAGTACCAGCAGAATCCTACGGGTGATGAAAATGCTATTATCCCGAGGGAGTGGTGGAAGAAATGGGAGAAAAAAAAGGTTCCGAATCTAGAGTACGTGATTCAGAGTTATGATACGGCGTTTTCTAAGCGCGAAACAGCCGATTTTTCAGCCATTACGACGTGGGGTGTGTTTTATCCTTACGAATCAGGGCAGCCTGGTTTAATACTTTTGGACAGCAAGAAGGGACGATGGGATTTTCCCGATCTAAAACAAGTCGCTTTGGAGAATTATACTTTCTGGGACCCTGACACCGTTATTATTGAGGCTAAGGCCAGTGGTTTACCTTTAACCCAAGAACTGCGTAATATGGGCATACCTGTTGTAAATTATACACCAAGCAGGGGTAACGACAAAGTATCTAGGGTTCACAGCGTTTCGCCGTTGTTTGAGGCGGGCATGGTGTGGGCCCCAGACGAACCTTTTGCGGATGAGTTGATTGAAGAGGTCGCGGCGTTTCCTAATGGAGAATATGACGATTTGGTGGACAGTATGACGCAGGCGTTAATGCGGTATCGTCAAGGGAATTTTGTTCAATTACCAACAGATAGTTGGGAAAAAGAAGAAGTTTCTGATAGAGTAAGGGTATATTATTAATCTAGTAAAATTGCGCTAATACTATCTAAGGGATTGTTTATGGCTGAAGCTACAAAAGGTTTTGGAACGTTCATGGAGAATTCGGTTCCATCGCAGCTTGATGAAGCGGATTTGGATGCTGAACTAGAGCTAGAGATCCCCGGCTCACGGAACACGGTTCAAGCCGTGATTGAAGCTGAGGATGTTGGCAGTATTGAAATTGAAGAAGACGAAGATGGTGGCGTTACAATTGATTTCGAACCAATGGGCGATGATCGTGTAAGCGATGAGTTTTACGCCAACCTTGCTGAAGACATACCTACCCGAGAGTTGCAGAGAATTGCCAGTGAGTTATTGGATGAATTTGATGCGAACAAGGCCAGTCGTCAAGATTGGGAAGAAGCGTATGCCGATGGTTTAGAGCTTCTTGGCTTTACTTACGAGGAGCGCACACAACCGTTCCGTGGCTCGTCGTCCGTGACTCATCCTTTATTGGCCGAGGCTGCGACACAATTTCAGGCGCAAGCGTTTAACGAATTATTACCTGCGGGTGGACCTGTTCGTACTGTTGTGATGGGTAAGGAGACGCGGGAAAAGATTGCTCAAGCGAGTCGCGTAAAGAGTTTTATGAATTACTACATCACCAATGTGATGGAGGATTACACGCCGGACATGGACCAAATGTTGTTTTATTTGCCATTGGCGGGTTCGACGTTTAAGAAGACGTATTACGACGAGACGCTGGGTCGTGCGGTATCTAAGTTTGTTCCAGCGGAAAACTTAGTGGTTCCTTATGAGACTTCTGACTTAGACACTTGTCCTAACATTACTCAAGTGTTCAAGATGAGTTTGAATGATTTGAGGAAAAAACAACTGTCAGAGTTTTATCGGGATATAGATGTTATTCCGGCGCAGTCTTTGTCTACCAGTGGTATTACGGAAGAGATCAATAAGATTGAAGGCGTGGAGCCCTCACAGATTGATTATACGTGCACGTTATTTGAATGCCATGTAGATCTGGATTTAGAGGGTTATGAGGAAGTTGACGATGAGGGAGAGCCTACTGGAATTAAGGTTCCTTACATTGTTACCATCTCGGAGGATAATGGTGAAGTTCTATCAATTAGGCGCAACTATCGGGAGGAAGATGAGTTAAAGAAAAAGATTCAATACTTTACTCACTTTAAATTTTTACCTGGTTTTGGTTTCTACGGGTTAGGCTTATTTCACACCATTGGTGGTTTGTCACGGACGGCTACTTCGGCGTTGAGGCAGTTGCTCGATGCGGGTACTTTGGCTAATTTACCTGCTGGTTTTAAAGCCAGAGGACTCCGCATTCGGGATGATGACGAGCCGCTACAGCCCGGTGAATTTAGAGATGTTGACGCTCCCGGCGGTGCCATCCGTGACTCCCTTATGCCCTTACCGTTTAAGGGACCTGATCCAACGTTGTTCCAGTTATTGGGTTTTGTGGTTCAAGCGGGTCAACGTTTTGCCACAATTACTGACCTGAAGGTTGGTGATGGGAATCAGAACGCGGCAGTAGGCACAACCATTGCAATGTTGGAGCAAGGCTCTCGTGTGATGAGCGCTGTTCATAAACGTTTGCATTATGGTATGCGTCAGGAGTTTAAAATCCTAGCTCGTGTGATGAGTGAAAGTTTACCTCCGGAATACCCATACTCTGTTGCGGGGGCAGATTCAAGTGTTATGCGGTCTGACTTTGATGATAGAGTAGACATAATTCCGGTAAGCAACCCAAATGCTTTTAGTCAGGCGCAACGTATTGTACTAGCGCAAACCAAATTACAACTAGCGGGTGCTGCACCGGAATTACACAACATGCACGAAGTTTATCGTGACATGTATGAGGCTCTGGGCGTAACGGATACGGATAGAATAATGAAGGCGGTTCCCGATGAGGAACCTATTCCTATTGATCCGGCGCAAGAAAACATAAATGCTTTGGACATGCTTCCACTGAAAGCGTTTGAGGGTCAGAACCACCCAGCGCACATTACGGCTCACTTAGTGTTTGGTACAAGTCCGATTGTTGGTTCTTTGCCGCCGGTTGCGATGGCTTTACAAAAACACGTGATGGAACATGTAAAAATAGCCGCTCAGGAAAGAGCACTTCAAGATTACTCGCAACAAGTACAGCAGACCGGTCAAACCGCTGACGAAGAGCAGATGTTGAAGATGGAGCAAGCCGTTGCTCAATTTATAGCGGAGGGCATGCAGCAAGTTAAAACGTTGTCTGGACAACTATCTGGAGAGGGTCAGCAGGATCCGTTGATCAAGCTCAAGGAGTCAGAACTTCAGATCAAGGCGCAATCTGAACAGAATGATGCCCAGTTGGATGCTCAAAAGCTTAATTTAGATACTCAAGCCCTACAAGCTCGAAAGAGTCAGTTCCAGCAAAGGCTGTCTTCACAAGAATCTCAAACTGCTGCTAGAATACAATCAGCAATGGATAGGGAGATACTCAAGCAAAGGTCACGATAATGGAAAATTTCATGGATTTTTGGCCGATTATTTCTGGCCTTATAGCTGTGGCAGCCATCGGAATAGCTTTTCGTGCTGAGATTACAGTTAGAGTAAAAAGCTTAGAAGAAAAGGTTAAAACTCTTTTTGATATGATAAACAGAATGAAATAGGAGAATAATTATGTTTGGTTCAGCACTTAGGGCAGCGATTCCACAAATGTTAGCTAGTGGACAATTCAAGAAGGTTGAAGGTGCGGATAACAATGCCGTTGTCGAAGGTCCTCCGGTAAATATTAGAGGAATGTCTGTCGGGCCTATGCAAGGCTCTGGAGTAGCCGTTGCCGCTCCAGTAGGGTCTCCGGCTACTACAAACTCTGGTGGATTTTTTTCAGGGGTAGGGTTAATGTCTTTATTAAATGATCCCAATGTTCGTGCGCAGCTTAATTTAGGATCATCACCTT